GACGGAAAGAGCAATCCCCGGCCAGCTTCCGCCGACCGGGGACATTCGTTCTGCGGGCAGCAACCGTCCCGCACCATCAAATTTGCCATTCCTCAGAAGCTACCAGGAAGCCAGGATACCAAAGGGCTTCGGCTTGGTCCTAGATCCGCTTCATGACTCCGGCTTGATTGTGCATTCGGGAATGCTGTAGCCCACCAAAGGACAAGGGCAGGCCTGTTTTGCCGTGTTTCTGCTCTCCACTTATCGCTCTGGATACCACCTTTCGTTCCCCGGGCAGCCCTGGCGCGGAGTGTGATGGCGAAGCGATCCCGGTGGTACACCACGAAGGAGTTCCAGGCCCAGCGCGAGGAATGGTACGCCAAACTCGCCGAGGAAGGGTTCCAGGACCTGGAGATGCACAACCCGCGGACCGGGGAGCCGTCCCGGAACCTCCTGAAGGGCCTCTCGGCCTCGGTTCTGGGCCGCCGGACCGACCGCAGGGGCGACGACGGGGCCGAGGAGTACTACCGGCTGGCCCGTCAGCACGTCCACCGGCTCCGCGGACCGGCGCGGGGGGTCTGGGCGCTCTATTCGGAAGGGTGGGAACCCCGCCGCATCTACGAGATGCTCAAGGGGAGGATGCCGATCACCTTCCGGCAGATCGAGGCCATCGTGCGGGACGAGGAAGCGGCCATGATGAAGGACTGGAGCGAGCACGAGAAGCTCTCGGCGGCCGAACTGCGCGCCGCGGTCCAGAATCCGTTCTGGCGGAAGCAGATCGACGGCGCGGAGGACGAGTGAGCAAGGGCCGCAGGAAGCTGGGCCACGTCCAGCGCGTTCCCGGCGGGACGAACGACTACGAGCAGGGCATGGCGGCCGAGATGCTGCCCGCCACCGTGGTCGAGGCCGAGGATCTGGACAACCCGGCGGCCCGCGAGCGACAGCGGGCGTTCAGGATGCGCCGCGGGGAGGAACCCGTCATATCCCGGCGGCCCCACCTCGACGAGCAGCTCAAGTCGGCGCACACGACCATCTTCCTCGTGCTCAAGCGCATCGAGGAGAACGCGGTCCTGACCCGCGGCGACCTCGCCGACGAGGACCTGCGCGCCTTCGTGAAGGTGGCCGGCGACGTGCTACCCAAGATCATCCGCGAGGAGCGGGAGCTGACCCGCGCGGAGAAACTGGAAGAGATGGACCAGGACGAGCTCCTGCGGCTGGCCGAGGAGGCCCGCGAGGTGCTCACGAAGGACTGAGACACGGGGACGATGCTCGGTGGGCGAGCACCGGACTGTAAATCCGGCGGCCTTCGGGCCAGGCTGGTTCGATTCCATGCCGTCCCCATCCCAGCGCAGAAACCGAGAGGAGTGAACATGACCCACGCCGAATTCAGAATGAAGATCCAGGAGGCCGAGACCCGCGGCCGGGACGAGGGCTACGCCAAGGCCATCGAGCGGGCCAAGGCGACGGCCTTCGAGGAAGGCTACCGGGCCGCGATCGAAGCCACCAAGGAGATGGTCGGGGACATGGTGGACGACTACCGCGCCCGCGACCAGGAGCGCATGCGACAGGCGGAGGACCACCGCTCCCGGTGTGCCGTGGAACTCGCCGAGAAGTACGACCAGGGCTTCGATGACGGCGTCATCGCCCTCTACGACTGCCTCGGACGCAAGGGCCGGCAGCAGGCGCAGGAGCGGTCGGCGGGCCGCGTGCGGGCCATCCTGGAGGCCGACGGTGACTGACGAGGGCCTGCCGCTCCTCCTCCGCGGCCTGAACCGCTACCGCGGCCCGTCGGGGGACATCCCCTACATCACCAACTCCTGGCTCACGAACGCCCAGAAGCGGTCCCGGGTCTTCGCCGGCATCTCGCCCAACACGTTCTTCAAGCACCACCACCGCATCCTGGAGATCGTGATCCCCCGGGCCACGACCCTCGTCGCCTGCGACCCCGAGAACCCCTCGGTGATCTACGGGTGGATGTGCGCGGAGATCTTGGACGGCAACCTGACCGTCCACTACTCCTACGTGAAGGACGCCTTCAAGTTCAAGCGCGAGGAGCGCGCCGGCTTCGGCGTCGGCAAGGAACTGCTCCTGGCGTTCACGGAGGCCGAGGAGAACTCCGGCCGCCCCGTCGAGCGCCTGGTCCACACGCACGACACGCACTCGTGGCAGGGCTTCATCCGCCACATCCAGGACTCGCGGGCCATCCCGTCGCTCCAGACGGTGGCCTACAACCCCTACGCCCTCTACTCCTCTCTCCCGACCGGGTGGGCATCGTGAGCAGACCCCAGAAGCTGACCCTGGTCGAGATCCGCACCGTCAACCCCATCCCGGTGCCCGGCCGGTTCAACGAGTCGACCGGCTACGTGGCGCCGGACGGGTTCGAGGCGCACCTGATCGACGGCTTCGTGCGGTTCGAGGTGCCCGAGCGGTACCGCAACGGCAAGGACTGCGGGCCGGCCACGGTGGTCGTCCCGCTCGCGAACGTCGCTTTCATGGTGGTGGCCCAGTGAACTGGGTCGAGACCTGCTTCATGGTCGCCACCATCGCCGCCGTGGTCGGTCCCGCACTGGTCCTCGGCCTCGTCTTCGGCACCGCCATCCTCGACCACTGGGACCGCCGCTGACCGCTCCCAAGATGACCGAGGCCCAGGCCAAGCGGATCCTGCGAGAGCAGGTCCGCCGGGCCGCGTCGATCAACAAGGTCGACTTCCGGGACCTCTGCCACCCGAAGCAGCTCGCGTTCGTGGAGGACGCCTCCCCCCTCGTGGCCGCGGTCTGCGGGCGCCAGTGCGGGAAGACGCACGCCATGGCCCTCAAGGCCCTGGACACGGCCAACCGGCATCCCCGGAGCCAGGTCCTCTACATCACCCTCTCCCGCCCCGCGGCCAAGCGCAACTTCTGGCCCAAGCTCCTGATGCTGGACCGGGAACTGGAACTCGGGGCGAAGTTCAACCACGCCGAACTGACCATGACCCTCGACAACGGGTCCACGATCCTCCTCGGCGGCGCGAACGACGACCAAGAGATCGAGCGGTATCGCGGGATGAGCATCCCCCTGGCCATCCTGGACGAGGCGCAGGCGTTCCGCCCGTACATCGAGAACCTGGTCAAGGAGATCCTCCGGCCCGCCTGCATCGCCTACAACGGCCAGATCGCGATGATCGGCACGCCGAACCCGGGCTGCCACGGCTTCTTCTTCGACGCCACGACGGGCCCCACCGCGGGCGGCTGGTCCGTGCACCGCTGGACGGCCTACGACAACCCGTTCCTGCCCGACCCGGTGGCCTTCATCGAAGAAGAGAAGCGGCTGAACCACTACACCGACGCGCACCCCATCTTCCGGCGGGAGTGGCTCGGCGAGTGGGTCAAGAACTCCGAGGGGACGGTCTACAACATTCCCCCGTTCGCGTTGGTCCAGGATCTCCCCGAGGCCGAGGACTGGGTCTATACCCTCGGCATCGACGTGGGCTTCGTGGACGCCTCCGCCTTCGTGGTGATGGCGTACAGCGCCACCCTCGGCCAGGCGGCCGTCGTCGCGAGCCACCAGCGCGAGGGCATGATCCCCTCGGCCATCGCCGCCGAGGTGGAGCGCATCGTCGAAGAGTACGACTGCGTCTCGGTGGTGATCGACCCCGGCGGCGGCGGGAAGTTCGTGGTCGAGGAACTGGTCCAGAAGTACGCCGTCCCCGCGAAGGTCGCCCAGAAGCGGGCGAAGATGGCCGCCATCGACCAGATCAACGGCGACTTCCGCAGCGGGACCCTGATGGTGGTCTCGCCGGCGAACGCGGACCTTCTCCACGACGCCTCCTTGCTCCTCTGGGATCGCCGGAAGCTGGACCGCAAGAAGGGCCACTTCGGCGGCCACACCCCGAGCGATCACCTGATGATCGACGACCGCACGCCGGACCATCTCCTCGACGCGATGCTCTACGCCTATCGGGAGACACGCGCACACCTCTGGGACCGCGAACTTGCGCCGCCGAAGCATGGCAGCCCGGACTGGTTCCGAGCGCAGGAGCAAGAGCTGATGGACCAAGCCATCGCCAAAGCAGAAAGGGCGCATCCCCCCGACGAATGGTGGGAAGCGTGAAGGAACCGCGCATGAACGAGACCCTACGAACGATCCGGGCTCTCCGCAAGATGGGCGCGACCTACGTCTCGGTCGGCGACGTCACCGCCCAGTTCGAGCCGGCGCCGGCGGCCATCCTCCCCGGCGCGTACGAGGCGGAGACGCCCGAGGACGAGAACCTCCTGCGAATGGATCTGGCCGACGCGGAGGCGAGGCTCGACCTGACCAGCCTGCTCGGAGTGGCCGACGAGTGGGAGCGCATGACCGATGAGGAGCGCGAGGCCGTCCAGTACCATTCGGCGGGCGGCTGATGGACCAGTTCCAGCAGCGCCACGAGTCGGTCAACGCCCGCTGGTGGCTCGGCGAGGACGATGCCCAGGTCGGCCGCGACCTCGCGGGGGTCTACGAGGCCCTCCAGGAGCGCGACGGCGACCGGCAGGAGCAGATCCTCCACCACATGAAGCTCTACGGCAACCTCCCGGTCGAGGGGATGTCGCCGACGACGCACACCAAGGTCGCCTCGCGGCACCGCGTCACCATGAACCTGATCGCGGCCTGCGTCGACACCGCGACGGCCAAGATCGGCGCCTCCGAGCCCATCCCCCGCCCGCTGCCCGTCTTCGGAAACTACAGCATCCGGCGCAAGTGTAAGACGCTGGAGCGCTTCTTCCAGGCCCAGTACCAGATCTCCGACGTCTACTCCGAGGCGCGGGACATGTTCCGGGACGCCGCCATCTTCGGCACCGGCGTTCTCAAGTGCTACGGCGACGCCGCGGCCAAGAAGATCATGGTCGAGCGGGTGTTCCCCGGCGAGCTGATCGTCGACCCGCACGAGGCGCTGTACGGCAAGCCCCGGACGCTCCTCCAACGCAAGTGGATCGCGCGCGACGTGCTCCGCGAGATGTTCGCCGACGCCGGGGAGACCGTCCTCGACGCGATCGAGCACGCCGGGCAGGACTGGGGCGACCACCGCGAGAACGAGGCGTTCTTCGACGACGGCGTCCACGACCAGGTTCTCGTGGTCGAGGCCTGGCACCTTCCCAGCGGCCCCGGGGCGAAGGACGGCAAGCACGCGATCTGCGTCGACGCCGGCGCCCTGCTCGTGGAGGGCTGGGAGCGGGACCACTTCCCCTTCGTCTTCTTCCGCTGGCGCAAGCCGCCACGCGGCTTCTGGGGCGTGGGCATCGCCGAGGACCTCAACGGCGTCCAGGTCGAGATTAACCTCATGCTGAGGAAGATTCAGGTCGCCTTCCAGATCCTGGCCCTCCCCCGCATCTTCATCGACGCCTCGTCCAAGATCAACAAGGCGCACATCAACAACGAGATCGGCGCGTTCGTGCCCTACGTGGGCGCCCCGCCGATCGTGACGTCCCCTCAGACGTTCCACCCGGAGTTCTTCGCCCACCTGGAGCGGCTCTGGCAGCGCGGGTTCGAGATGGTCGGCCTGACCATGGACTCCGCGGCCCCCTCCTACCAGGCGGTGTCCGGGATCGCGGCGCAGACGCAGCACGAGATATCCACCGAGCGCTTCAAGATCCAGCTCAAGGACTTCGAGGACGCCCTGGTGCAGCGCCTGGCGCCCATCATGGTCGCCGAGGCGAAGGCGCTCCACGCCCAAGGCGTGAAGATCGGCGTCCCGGCCAAGAAGGACCGGGAGAGCATCGAGCACATCGAGTGGGGCGACATCGACCTGGAAGAGGACCAGTACAACCTGGTCGTCTTCCGCCAGTCCTCGCTCCCCTCCCTCCCCGGCCCCCGCCAGGACCGCGTCTTCATGCTCCTGGAGGCGGGGATGGTCGACATGGCCACCGCCAAGGAGCTGATCGACCTGCCGGACCTGGAGTCGCACATGGCGCTCGACCGGGCGGCCTCGGACGACATCGACCGGATCATCGAGCAGATGCTCGACGAGGGCTTCTACGAGGCCCCCGAGCCGTACATGGATCTCAACCTAGCGTTGAAGAAGGTGCAGCTCGCGCTGAACCTCGCGAAGAAGAACGGTGCCCCGGAGGACGTGCTCGAACTCCTCCGCCAGTTCCTCCGCCAGACCCACGAGTTGGAGCAGCGCGCCCAGGCCGAGCAGCAGAAGGTCGCGATGGCGGCCGGACAGGCCGGCGGGCTCTCCCAGAACGGCGTCCCGGCGCCCGCGCCCGGGGCCCCTCCCGCGCCGGGCATCGACGGCGCACCCCCCACCGCAGCGATGCCCCAAGACGGAGTGATGTAGAG